TAACGGTAAGTGGGTACAAGATAACGGTCAAGATGTACACTTGATCATGACAGGTGGTGAACCGTTGTTAGCGTGGCAACGACTTTACGTAGAGCTGTTCGAACATCCACGTATGCGAGACTTAAAAAATGTTACATTTGAAACAAACACTACACAATCTTTACACGACGATCTCTACAAGTATCTCACAAACAATGACAGGATTACAGTCACATGGTCTTGTTCCCCGAAACTTTCAGTTTCTGGAGAACCTTGGGATACTGCTATTAAGCCTAATGTGGCTAGGGAGTATACTACTGTTGACGGTAGTGACATCTATCTTAAGTTTGTTGTCGCTACTAATAACGACTTTGAAGAAGTTAAAAGAGCTGTGGACGCTTACAGAAGTGCCGGGGTGGAATGTCCGGTATATCTTATGCCGTTGGGTGGACGCAGTGAAGAATACACCCTCAACGTTAAAGACGTGGCGGAAGCGTGTATGGCAGAAGGATGGCGATTTACCCCAAGACTACACATTTCACTCTTCGGAAATGCGTGGGGCACTTGATACAAAGTACAAAAACAAACAACATGAAAAGGCAATGAAGGCGCCTATTAACGAAGATAGAATACGAAAGGCAGGATGGTAAAATATGTGGGATAAAATAAAAAACACTGTAAATAAATTACAAGGTAAAAAAGAAGTAGTAAAAGAAACTACTGAAGATAAACGCAGAGCTATTCTTGCAAAAGAAAAAGAAGAAGCAACATCAAAAGGTGAGCCTTGGGTAGCTGTGTTAGATACACAACTTAATCCCGACAACATTAAGAACGGGTTCTTTGAGCTCGACTGGAATAACCAGTTTATTGAAGAACTACTTGATGCAGGATACACTGGTGAAACTAACGAAGAAATTGTAGATGGTTGGTTCAAAACTATTGCTATACAAATACTTGGTGAGCAAGGTGTAGAAACTGCAAGAGAAATGGGCTATATTAATGTAGTACCAATTGATAAAGATAAATCAGAAGTATCGTAATGGTTGACACAAGCCAGATCTGGTGTTACAATAGTACTATAAATTATACAAAGGCAAACTAATGGCAAATTATATTCTAGTAGACACAGCTAACACATTCTTTCGTGCAAGGCATGTAGTACGTGGTGACATTGACACTAAGGTAGGCATGGCTCTACACATTACACTTGCAGGTGTAAAGAAAGCGTGGAAAGACTTTGATGCTGATCATGTTGTGTTTTGTTTAGAAGGTCGTAGTTGGCGTAAAGACTTTTACGAACCTTACAAACGTAACAGGCAAGTTGCACGTGATAAGATGACTGTAACTGAAAGCGAAGAAGATACAGTGTTTTGGGAAATCTTTGATGAGTTTAAGAACTTTGTAAGTGAGAAGACTAACTGTACTGTTATGCAACATCCACAACTAGAGGCAGACGATCTTATTGCAGGTTGGGTACAATCACACCCTAACGACAATCATGTTATTATTAGTACTGACGGTGACTTTGCACAACTTATTGCACCTAATGTAAAGCAATACAACGGTATACAAAACGTTACTATTACACACGAAGGTTACTTTGATGACAAAGGTGCACCTGTAATTGATAAGAAAACTAAAGAAGCAAAGCCTGCACCCGAGCCTGACTTTATGTTGTTTGAGAAGTGTATGCGTGGTGACACTAGTGACAACGTGTTTAGTGCATACCCTGGTGTACGTAAGAAAGGTACTAAGAACAAAGTAGGTCTTATTGAAGCATTTCAAGACAAAGGCACTAAAGGCTATAATTGGAATAATATGATGTTACAGCGTTGGACTGATCATGAAGGTGTAGAACATCGTGTACTAGATGACTATACACGTAATGTTACATTATGTGATTTGACTGCACAACCTGCAGACATTAGAGAGATAATTAATAACACTATTGCAGAAGTAGAACCTAAAGAAGTATCACAAGTTGGCATGCGTCTTATGAAGTTCTGTGCTAAATGGGATATGCAACGTATTGCAGATCAGGCAGCACAATTTGCAGAACCATTACAAGCGAGGTATCCACAATGAGTATAAATGCTAAAGAAATTATAAAAGATAAATTTTGGATTGTTGAAACAAAAGGTGAAAAGTTTGGTACTATCAGTTTAAATGATGACCAATATATACTAAGTACACCTAAAGGTACTAAATTTTATAATAATGAAAAGCAGTTATCTAATGCATTAAATTCATCTATTAGCTGGAGTTCTTTAGAAATTACAGAAAGTCTTGAAAAAGAAGTTCATGGATATCCAACTAGTACTACTCCATACAACCCCATTTATGATGTAAAACAAAAACTTGCATTGTTTACAAAAAGTAAAAAAAGTAAAAGTTTATATGCCGCAGGATATTTTATTATACGTTTTGAAAAAGGTTGGGTAAAAAGTTTTTGTCCTAAAATGATTACACTTGATCGTTACGAATCAAAAGGTCCTTTTAAAACTGATATTATTATGAGAACGGAGTTATCACGTGCCAACGCAAAATGATCCATTAAACACTGTTCCAATACAACAGTTTATTTCACAAGTTAAAAGTGCAGACGCTAGTAAAGCAAAAGAAGTTAAGCTAACAATAGAGCAATCTAAAAGACTTGCACTTACACTAGGCGAAGTAATGGCTAGATTAAGCGGAGACCTTGAACAAATACTTGCACGTAAAAATAGCGGTGCTGATGATGTAATTCAAGTCAATATGGATAGCGGGTCTAATTGGTAATAGGCAAGTTTAGTTTAGGTATTGTAGGATTTACACATATTCAAGGTAAATGGACTTGGGACATTCTTGTTGTAAAAGGCAAACATTGTCATAGTATCCCAGTACCTTGGCCTGTATACAAAATTATTCACTGGTTATGGTCTAGAAAGTTGTCAAAAAAGAGATAAATATATACGTAGTTAATTAAAGGACAACGTATATGAGTAGACCTAAACCGACTGTATTAAAAGAGTTTATAGATAAAAAGACCTATAAATCAGAACAAGTCTTACAATCAGATGCTATCTGGGCAGTATTCTTTCAAGATGCGCCGTTCAATTTAAAATCATCTAATATATTAACTAGTTATCCTGGACCTAAGTATAAGAAAACTAGTTTTTCTAATCCTGGACATGCTCACAATCTTGCTAAAAAATTAAACGATCTATTTGACACTGATGAGTTTTCAGTTAAAAAACTTACATCAGGCGAAACAGTTTACGAATGAACTGGAAAGAAACATATACTAAAATCTTTTTAAAACAAGCAGGAAAATCCATTAATGATTTAACTGTAGCAGAGTATATGCCACTATGGTGGAAAAATACAAGAACAAAAAATTCCGGTGGACTACGTTTAACTGACGCAGGATTTGAATTTATAAAAGAAGAACTAGATCTAACTACATACGATATTCCGTATCCACGTGATTTTCAACTTACAACTAACACAATTATATGGATGGACACATTTATCGACTGTCCGTACTATCTAGCATCCAATGGTATTATTGTTACAGACGAAAAAAAGGCCATGGAATTGCATCTTTTTAGCGGTGATATACGCAAATATGGGCTAACAAAGGCCCTTTCTAGACAGAAAAAAGATACCAAAATAGGTTGACCTTTTGTAAAATCGGTGTTATTATATATACATACTTAGAAATAACGTATGGCACTGAACACAACACAAGAGGAATATATTATGGAAAATACTGCAATTAGAACTGTATCGCCAAATGGTGCAAAGAAAAGCATTACGCGAGCATTTAAAAAGAAACGTCCTTTGTTTCTTTGGGGGCCTCCAGGTATTGGTAAATCCGATATTGTAGGGCAGATTACAAATCAACTTAAAAATTCACACTTAATTGACATTCGTTTGTCGCTATGGGAACCTACAGATATTAAAGGTATTCCGTATTTTGATTCTAACTCGGGTACTATGCAATGGGCACCACCTGCAGAACTTCCTACAGAAGAGTTTGCGGCACAGTTTGATCACATTGTTCTTTTCTTAGATGAAATGAACTCAGCGGCTCCTGCGGTACAAGCGGCGGCTTATCAATTAATTCTTAACAGACGTGTAGGACAATACAAATTACCAGACAATGTTTTAATTGTAGCGGCTGGTAATAGAGATGCTGACAAAGGTGTTACTTATAGAATGCCTGCTCCGTTGGCAAACCGTTTTATCCACTTAGAACTTGCTGTATCATTTGATGACTGGTTCCAGTGGGCTGTAGATAACCGTATACATAACGATGTTGTTGGTTATTTGACTTTTGCAAAGAAAGACTTATACGACTTTGATCCTAAAAGTCCAAGCCGTTCTTTTGCAACACCTCGTTCTTGGTCATTTGTTAGCGAACTAATCGAAGATGATGATGACGAACAAACAACCACAGACTTAGTAAGTGGTTCAGTAGGCGAAGGGCTTGCTGTAAAGTTTATGGCGCACCGAAAGGTAGCGGCATCTATGCCTAATCCAACAGATATTTTGGCAGGTAAAGTAAAAGAGCTAAAGACTAAAGAAATCAGTGCCATGTATTCCTTGACTGTCTCACTCTGTTATGAGCTAAAAGAATCTTCGGATAAGAACGATAAAAAGTTTGACGATAAAGTTAATAACTTTTTACGTTTTGCAATGGATAACTTTGAAACAGAATTGGTTGTAATGGGTATCAAACTTGCTCTTACACAATATTCACTACCAATCGATCCAGATGAAGTAGAATGTTTTGATGAATTCCATGAGCGTTTT